TGATCCAACCAGTGCAAGATATTCAAATAAAGAAGTTATAATTGATCCACCACCTAGTGGAGGAACTCAAGCAACAGCAGAAGTTGTATTAGGTAAGAGAGTTGGTAATATTTGGATTACTGAAGGTGGATCAGGATTTACTGATGGCACAACAATTGGTTATATCCGTGGTATTGGTGGTACTCCAGTAACTGATTTAGATGCACAATGTAGAACTATTAAGAGAACTACATTTAACATCACTAATCCTGGTTATGGTTATGCCAGTTCTCCAACTGTCACACTAACATCATCAGGAGCTGGACAGTTCTTGCCAACTGCAACTGCAGAGATTGATGATGAGGGTAGAATCACCTCTGTCACAATTGATAGTGAAGGTAGTTATGGTTATACTGTAACCTCTCTCACTATTACAGGTTTTGCACCTGGCGGTACATATGATGTACAGACAAAATGTTATAGAGATATTGGATTAATCCTTGATGCATACATCTATCATTTACAATTAGGTGGTAATGAGAAAATTGTAACTGCTGCACAATTATACTATAGAAAGAATGATTATCCATACGGAGAAAGTTTATATCATATTAACGATCAGTTAACAGAGACTATTGCTACATT